AGCTGCTATTTCAGCTGAGGCTGGTACATGTGAATTGCCATCACCAGTGGGGTGAGCATATTTGTTAGCCTGAGCTTCTATGCCATTTAGTTTGGTTTTATCACTAGAAGACATTAAACCATCAGCTCCAGTGGTGGCTAAGGATGTACCAGCTTTAGCATTCCATATAGACTTCTCAGCATCACTTGAAAACCTGCTTGTGGTTGATTCAGTTATATCGGCTGCTGGGTGACCATGTGAGTAAGCTGCAAAGGTGGTTGACCAAGCCAGGGCTAGTTTTGCCTTAAAGTTTGCTAAGGTTATTTTTGCCTTACCAGAGAAGAACATGAATGAGATATCTGAGGGTAGTTCTGTTGTTGGAGTATAACCCCTAAGAGCTGTATCAACTGAGGTAGCATCTACTACTGCACCAGTACCACCACTGCTTTTTTCTACCAAATCCCCATCAGCTGTACCCGACTTCCACCAGTATTCTTTTACTGAGCCATCCTGCTGTAATATACCAACAGTTAAACCCTTTTCCCTTAAGCCCACGATTATGGTAGAAGTGGCTACACCAATGGATGACCAGGGCCCATATTTGTAATCCACACTTGCGGATGGATTGGTTATCTGTACCTTATTAGCTAAATTAAATGTTGCCATTAGTTAGTTGTTGCATTTATAGTGTTATTAAAATCTACCGGAGTAGTGAATTTGTATAAGGTATATGCTCTTGGGTTTCCTCCAGCATCATTTACATTAACAGAGGTTTGGCCAGCCTGGAAGTTGGAAATTAGATTTTCTCCAGTTGGGCTTGCAGTAGCAGCGGTTAAGGATTTACCACTCGGTACTAATATGTGATGATTTTTACCAGCTGCATACCATGAGTGGGAATTATTAGAAGCATTTACACTTGGCAGAGTTCGGTAATCAGTTATGACTGCTGATGTAGTACCATAAAACTTCTTGTAGGTTAAACTACGAGTTAAAGTGGGTAAATCTGTAGTACCTACCGAATCAGTTACCCTGATGTAAAGTTTTATTGATGTAGCATCCTTGAGGTTTGCATTATAACCATTAGCTGTGGTTACTGTTACCACAGTACCATTTATACTTATTGTACCAGCATTAGCCATTATTATGGCAGGCTGTGTAGAGGTACTAGCCGAAATTGCACTCCCAACAGTATATTTGGTACCAGAAGAATTCAATTCTACTAGCAATTGCCAACTTGCTAATGTGGTATTTACACTTTGTTTGATGATACTCCTTACCACGTTAAATCCTAAGTCACCAATTTCCTTTGAATCAGTTACATCAACCACCGTTGGTTCTGCATAGGCCAATGGTGTAATATTAGCCGATGAAGTACTATGTAACCCCTTGGAATCCACCACTTCATACTCATAGTAGAACCCAGTTACCTTATCTACAATGCTATCATAAACATCACTGTAAGTACCTGAGCTGGATATGGCTGATACTTCTGTTGATGTTGAACCAACTGGTAACTCTTCACCCTCTTCTAGTACTACATTGTTTATAAGTTCAGCCCAGGTACCCCCTGGGCCTCTTTTTACCCGGAGTATTTCTGATACTATTGTTGGCCCACCACTTGAAGGATTGGGGTTATTGGTAAAACTAAGTGTGTTAGTTATATCAGTAGAATTATAGGCGGGTGCACCAGAGGTTATGGTTAATAAACTTGATGGGTTGGTGGCCTTGAAAGCAGCATCCCTTATTACCTGTTCTAAGGTTTTGCCCACAGCGGGTATGGTTGTCCCATTTGCATACTTACCGAAACTAGTTCCATATACTGGTATATCTGAAGTTAGTAAGGGGGAGCTGCCTCCTCCGACTATGGGTAGATCCACAAATTTAACTACTTCAGACCAGCTAGCTTCCCCAACATATCTCCATATAATAGCAGTAGTATTACTACTTATCTGTACTTCTCTACCATCAGCGCCATCATCATAATCAACCCCCTTTACTGGTGTATAACCATTATTTCCTGGAGAACCCTTTAGTACGAATAGAGACCAGGAAGTTTCCCAGCTGGGTGTTAAGCCTGGCTCTATACCAGAGATTGGGCCAACTGCCTTACAGTAGTAAGAGTTACCAAACTGGGGATTAGCTGGATTAGCCACCCTTATACAATCCCTTTGATAATACTCAGTAGTATCAACATAATCACCAAGGAAGTCAATACCAGATACACCAGTAGGGCCCTCAAAGCCTGATACTATATAGGAGCCTGAAGCTCCATCATATTCTATGCTTGCACCTTGGAACTTAATTTTAGTGGCACCATTGAATAGGGCATTATCATTGTCAATGATAACCATGTTACCCTCTTTTACCCATGAGGTTTCCAAGTTATAGGCTGCCGGGTTTGTTAACCGGTATACACCATTATTAACAACAGTGGTATCTGAACTAACCGATACCAGCATGCCCTTGTAAATGTAAAGGTTACCATCCTGGTTTAACCAGGTAGCTTCAGTTGTTAGGTCGGCCTTGGTCCCAACTAAGTTTCTTGCATCTAATGGGCTGGAAGTCCCCGGCTCAAAGTTACTGGGGAATTTAATTACTCCTTTATTTCTCATAATCTGAATCTTAATCTTCTTTGTGCAGTTTGTACCCCGTTATGTGTGTATACAGTGTAATTAACACCACCAATTAATTCTGGTGTTTCTGTTTTTGTAAAAGTGGTTAGTGATATAGCATCCCAATTCTTAGATATGGGGTTTAGGATATCCAACCTTGTTATGCCTCCCCAAGCTTCTGGTATTTTTACTGTTTGTTTCTGAGTACTGGATTCTGCAGCAACTGTAACCTCAATATCAGAACCATGTGTTAATAGGGCTAGTTCGGAAAAACTAGAGATAGTTGAAGTAGTTGCTAATACTGGGTATACACCAGTTATGGTTCTGGTTACTACTGCAGTACTACCTGCAGGTAGTGGGCCATAACCTGGTACGGGTGTACCATTAGAGCCTTTTGGTTGTACCCCAGCACCATAGTTAGCTTTGGATGTCCAATTGCTTGCCCCCAATACTACAGTAAAACTACCCTCATTACCGGTTTCAGTATAATCAATTAAAGCACCAGACCTATTAGATGAGGCAGACTGATATTGGGGGCTTATTGAACCTGGGCTAAATGACCTGGTTTTTACTATATTTACCTCTGTACCAACCTTAATTAAGCCACTTGGTGTAATAGAGAACTCATAAGTGGGTGCGGATATTGTTGTTGGGAAGAGTTCTTGATACAGTAATTTTTCTATTACCTCTACAGCATTTTTACCATATAATACGGTATCTTTGGGTATACCACCAAGAGTTATGGTGGTCCCAGTTTGTACACTTACTATTGGTACATCTAATAAAGCAATGTCATCTTCAATTTGTGTTATACTTTCTTTCTGTGCTTTTACCTTATCTACTACTGTATTGAATTCCTCATGGGTTAATTCAGAACCAACCTGTTTTACGGGTATTTGATTTATATCCATCTTTAGCTTACAATTTTATAATTTTCTACTTTCTCATTAATCCTCTTTAGTATCACCATGGCAAGGTTATCGGTATCTGAGGCTTGGTCATATGCCGTTTCCCCAGAGGATTTGTATACTATGCCATCTATGATAAACCTGTCCAATGTTTGGTCGAAATCAAACTTACCATTGCTGTTCAAGTAGCCAAGTCCACTTAAGTAGTTTATTGACATTAAAATGTAGCAACTTTCATTGTCTAATTCCCCAGATGTGGTTACCGAATTGATTGGCCATGTCCTGAATGAGTTGTAACCTACGAGTACTTTTAACTCTTTACTTACAAAACGTGAGCCAACGTCTTCACCGAATGGGAGAGGTTGGCTCAAGTTTTTAAGCCAAGCAATGGGCTTAAGGCCGGAATCAGTTTCTACAAAAGATTGTATTAAACTTTTGTATTTCGACCATGTGTTTGTACTTATCCTTTTCATACATGATAATGTGGGGGCCTGTCTCTTCTAACCACTTCAAATGGTAGGTTCTTACTTTGAGGTAAGCCACACATTGGAAGGTATATCTCTAATCTTGAGGCTAATTGACAAATGCTTGTTTTTAATCCATCCATTACTCCACCTGGTTTGTTTAAATCTGATAAAGCTTTGGTTATTTTTGCTGCAGACTCGGCATCACTGAAGAACTCAGCTTGTGTTGGGCCTGTAATGATTTTCTTTACATCTCCTTCATCTTCACCATCTTGAATTGAACCAGAACTTGAGGTTATGGCACCAACTATGTTTTTGGTTATTTCAGATAATAGGAAATCATGGGCAACCAATTCACCAGCCAGCTGAATTTCTAGTGCTTCATAATACAATTCAAGGTAGTATTTATCTTCTGGAATTGTATGGTTTACTACGGGTTGCAAATATAATAACCATTTTTCTTTAAGGTTTTCCTTTTTTAAATCGAAAACCAAGGTTAATACGGAGGGTATGTAACCTAAGGATACCTCGAATATTTCGACTAATGATTTAGTCCTTGTTGGGATTACCAACTCTACCTCTTGAATAACATCTTCTAGAGTAGCCTTAACTTTATAGGTGCCTAATTCGGCATAGGTATGAGCTGGGTTTGGACTTTGAATAGTAATACCATCACCAAACTCCCAGAGAGGGCTACTCTCTGGGTCGGTTTGTGGCGTGATAGAGAACTTATAGTTTAACCCTCTCTCCCTTAGGATTGAGATGGTGAAAGCCATGTTCTTTGTTTTTTAGTTCAGGATTGCCTCAAGGATTGTTTCTTTGGTATCACCCTCTTCTAATTCAATTTCATTTATACCGGCTAATACTGTTAGTTCGGTTAATTTGAATTTACGAGAGATTTTTTCGATGTCGTAAGTAGTTACGTCTTCAACCACTTTTTTGTTGGCTTCCTTTAAAGCTTCGAATTTTTTCAACAGAGCTTCTGTATCAATTACTTCTTCTTTCTTTACTGCTGCTGTTTCATCAGTTGGTTTTTCAGCATAGCCGATATGACCTTGAAGTAAAGCTGCCTTTACTCTTTTGCTGTTTAACTGATTAGAGGTTAATTCCTTAACTTCTCCTTTTGCAAGGGTTACACCCGAGTAGGGGTCGTGGAAAAATTGGGCTTTTTCACCCAGTGTTATGTACTTAGCCATTTTACTGTTTGTTTTTGTTTTTGTGGATTGGTATATATTATAAGAAGTGGAGAAGACCCAAATCAACCCCACTTCTTTAAATTAAATTTGGTTAGCTTAACCTTCTAAACTCACCGATGTGTAGGGATCAATGTTCATGAAAGCTGGGAAACCAAAGCTCGAGTAAGCTTTAGATTTATCCAACAATAGTGAAGCATCCTGATACATTTTCGAGAAGCCAGTGGTGAGTGTAGCGTATACACTGCTGGTTTGGTTCGAAACAATTCTTTCGGATTCTAATTTCAACTGTTGTGCAGTCAACTTAATCATTGCAGCACTTTTGTCCAATAACAATGTACTGTTCAATGGTACACCAGTATGGATGAAGAAGTTAGAAGAAGTTGGTACTGGAGTTTTCAATAACAGGTTGGCCTGAGTTGTTCCAGACTGGCGGTTTTTGAATTCAGCCATGTCAAGGATATCCATTGCCATTTCCTCATCCCCAATCATGTTGTTAAAGTTACGGCCCATACGAGCAGCTCTTACCCAGATACGAAGGATGTCGCGATATACCAAAGTGTTGGCTGTATTTACACCAATTACCGAAATAGCTTCAGAACCATCGGCTTTGTTACCATTAATCAAAGTGTCCAATGCTAAAGTGTCCATTGCATAACCCAATTGAATACCAAAGTCCCGGAGGAAGATTGATAATACATCAAGAGATACGTAACTTCTTACTTCATCGGTAATTTTGATACCCTTACCAATTTTGAAAAGGTTTACCGATTTTTGGCCATAACTGATAGTTCCCAATGGGATGGTTTCAGCCTCATTTACTTTAGAAGGAGCAGCATCACTCATATTGATATATGGCATGATTGCTGATAAGCCAGAGATTGGTTGGTCACTTGCAATTAAGTTTGGATAGAATGGAGCTTCTCTCATTCCCAATGTTACTGCGGCACGGATGATTTCAGGTACTACCCAACGGATGCTATCATCTGGCATAGAGAAAACGTTAGCCATGGTATCCACCTTGGTGTTGATTCCTACTCTATCCAAAAGGTCTACCTGAGAAATGCCCCATTTAGCTTCTACCAATTCCGAGAATGTAATCTCAACTGGTTTTGCATTATCACCCCCCATACGGGCTTGGTCAAGTGAGATGACCATGTCTTTGAACTCGGCAGAGAATTCTTTTGCTTTCATTTTTTCTACCTGTTCTTTTGTCTTACTTTCTGACATAATGTACTGTATTGTTTTTTTAATGTTGTTTTACTTACAAAATAACTACCTGAATTACATCATCGGCAGAATCAGCTGCACCTAAGGCAATTGCTGTAACACGGTCTGTACCAGATGTGGCTTGCACGTATTTTGGGTAACCATTTAATACAGCACCGGAAGGTTTAACTGGACCCGCATTCAAGGCAGCACCGGATGCAGCATTGATAATAGCATGGCCACTTAATGATACCGTTGCTTCCACTGCTCCATATTGTTTGTTTGCTTTATAAGCCGGAGTTTCCGAACTATTTACAGCAACCCCAATGATGTTGTCAAGGCTATTGCCTGACTCAAAGTTCTGGATGGTACCATCTGGGTTAATTACTACTTGGTAACCAGGCTTTACTACTTTGCCTGATTTTACTGGGAGAGAGTGGTGCAATTTATGTGACTCTGACTTGTAAATTGCAACTTGTGGAGTTTTGTCCCCTAAAATTGTCATCATAACCTTTGTTTTTTAATTGTTTATATTATTGGCTCATTAATTTCTTCTTCCTCAAATCGCGGATAGCATCGCCTGTACTTGCTGAGAAGCTTTCTTCTTTGTCATCGTCCTCTTTGTTTTCAACAGAAGCTGAACGGTTAACATCTTTGGAGCCACAAGATTTACAGGTTATGGGGTACTTTTCTTCTAAAGCCATTTTGTAAGTCTTACCCAATGATACTACTGATTTAGAGTCGCCATTAGTAATTAAACTAACAATGTTTGGATCTTCTTCTGTATACAATTTACGGTAATCTTCTAGTGTGGAATCTTTCATAGCCTGGAGTTGCTCCTTGCCAAAGTCCACTAATGGTTTGTCTTTTTCTACTTGGTCTTTTAACTGAGTTAGTTCCGTGATTGTTTCAGCCTTGGCAGAAAGTTCAGCGGTTAAATCAGTTACCTTAGTGCTTAAAGCTGTGATACTGCTAAGAACAAGTTCTGCACTTGGTTCTTGGCCTTCTCCCAGACTTAATACGCCTCCTTCTGAGAACAGGGAGGCTAAGAATTTCTGAAGTTCATTCATTTTCTTTTCGGGGTTTTTAGTTGACGTATTATTAATTGAATTATTCTCGGTCATATCCTCGTTCTGGCCAGTAATATATGGCATGTCCTCACTGTTACTCATTACTGATATTTTGCCCAGATTTTTGAAGTCTGAGAATAATGCTTGGTGACCCATTGAAGGATCCTCTGAGTAACTGTTATATATTCTTCCGGCCTTTTCTGGCAATATGATTTTTCCATTTTTGACCATCTTGGCGAATGGGTCAGCACCATTTGATACCAGGGATGTTTCCGCATAAGCCACAATGTCTGTAACTACTCTACGAATTAATACCCCCCCTTTGTCATAAGCACCCATTTTATCATAGAACTCAGAGTCGGATAATTCTGGGTGGGATTTCTCCCAAGCAAACTTAACTGTTACTGAATTAGAATGTATTGATGGTGGCTCCATTAAGATACCTCTAGCAAGTCTTGGGTTTGCTTTTGCATCTATTTTCATTAAACCATTTATACCGGCTGGAACCTTAACACCTGATGGGTCAGTGTAGGCTTCTTGCCAGAATGTATTCTTAACCACCCCAATTGCATTACCTACTTCTGAATCATGGTCACAGTTAACTGTTTGGCCAATTAAAAGAGGCATTGATTTTTTAAGTACACCCCCAACTGAAAAATCTGTGGGATAGTATTTACTTATAATACATTCGGATAGTAGCCGATATACTGGTTCTATGAACTCATCATCATTTGGTGATAAATCCTCTGGTTTAAAGTCGGGGTAGTAGGTATTATAATTTAAACCTCCACCAAATAAACCAAATGAAGCAGTGTCTGAGGTCTTACCTCTTTCCATTATAGCCCGAGCCATAATATCATCTCCCACCAATCCGGGTTTATGTCCAGCCAATATACTATGGCCAGCCCCCAATGTTATAATTCCTATGGGCATATTGTTTTATTTATTAATAGATTTGATAGTCTTGTAATTAGTTAACCCCTTGGTCTAGAGTCTTGGTCTGCTCTCTTTGGGTTAGTTTTCGATTTATCCCTTACACCACGTTCCGATTTTATTTTGCCATCCTTACGGTCTTCCTTATCCTTGGAATCTCCCGAGTCGCCAGGCTCCTCTATTTCTAGTGGTTCTGGTAGATGTGGTTTGAGATAGCCCATTGCTGTAGCTACTTGGTTCTGAGATATGATACCTTGTCGGTATAGTGCAATTAGGTTACGGATTTTGTATTCCATACCCTGCTGGATTTTTACTTCATCTGATATAGTAGTACTGTTGAAGGTAACCTTCACACCTTTACATTTGAAGCCGGCCATCCTAAGTTCTAATTCATATAAAAACTCAAGTACAAAAGCAGCAAGGGTTTGCAGGTTCTTTAATTGAGATATAAGTTTAGAGAGTAGTATGCCAGTCCCGCCTTCAGAGGTTGAAGAGTTTACTCCAATTAATGCACCAGTGGTACTTAACCCATTGGCAACTGATTGCTGGTTCAGTGACCATAACTTATCAATGTTACCAACATCTTTAGTGGTAGAGTTCATCTTGAATTCATGGTCATCCATATACCCAACTACTACTCCGTCTTTCATACCCGCTTTTACATTAGCCTTTACTTCGGTAAGGTAATTGTTTAATCTGGAGGTGTAAGTAGGTTCACTTTCAGTTGCTCGCTTTTGTGGCTTCTCAGTCTTCACTTCTAGAAAGCCTAAGAGACCGACTAGTGCCATGATTTCCTGGAAATTACGTTTCATATCCCTTTGAGTTGCCAATGCCTCTAGAGATGCCATAAAGGGGGGTACACCATTGGGTTCATCCACATCACTGAATATACCAATATACTTGTACGTTGTTGTATTTAGTTTTATGTATGGTACTGAGATACTTTTTGCCGAAGTTTTGTTTATCTGATATGGTTGGTATACCCCATCCGTTTCCCTTTTGAAATATATCTCTTCGGGTTTAACGAAAAGGATGGTTGAGATACCATTCAGTTTGTTATTTGGTACAGCTTCTATAGAGATAGCTCCACCAACCAATGCTTGGGTAATCATTTTGTTTACTAAGCCATCTATACCAGCAGTGTAGTTGGTCCACCTCTTTTGTACATTCCTTATATGTTCTTCCATTTTAGTGGATTCAACATCTTCATTGTAGGGGAAGATAAAAGAATGACCAGTGTTGGCTAACTTGAATGTGTCCTGAAGAGCAATTGATACATCTGAATTTACCTTGTAAAGCTTTCTGATTAATGGGATATATTCACGGTTGAATTCCACATCTACCATGGTTGTACTATCCTTCAGCATTGTTATCAGACTGTTAGCATCATTTGCTACTGATACTCTGCCATTGGGGATACTTTTCATGGTACTTGGTGTTTCAATGAACTTCTCCTTTTCAGTTTCTGGTGGCAATGGTTGCTCTGAGGAATTTGTTACCCTCTTTATACCATCTCGTAAGGTTACATTGTAGTCTCCTATTCTCATACTATCTGGGTGTTGTTGTTATATTATTTTTACTGGTCTTCCTTATGTGATTGGTTATAGCTTCACCGAATATAGCATCATCGGAATAAGTTTCACCTTCCAGGTCAATATCTACTGAAGAGGAACGTTGGTGTTTACCCATTGCTACTGGTCTACCAGTACCATCATAAATGAAGGTATAAGCTTCAGCTGTGAAGAATGGATTCTTTATGATTACCTGGTCTTCCCGGATGTCCTTTTCTAAACCTTCAATGATTACTGAACGGTTCTTAGTGGTAGTTAACCAGCCAGGATACGTTTCAGTTTCTGGCCTACGTTTACCTCTCTTCTTAAGAAGCTTTGAATAGTAGTACAGATTTGGATAACCCTCATCCTGAAGGTAAGAGGTTACCGCTATACCAATGTCGTTAGTTTCTGGACCCAGTTTTGCATAGTTCCATTTTTCACCAATATCACCAAGAAGTTTACCAAACTTGTTGATTGGTATCTTTCCTTTGAAGGCTCCATGTTCTTCTCCCTCTTTGTCCATTATTGAGAAAGCAGAGGAGTCAGCACTACGTCCAGTGGAACAGTCAGCACCAATGAAGTACTCTTTGTTTTTATCCACTTCACTAAATTCTCGATATTGACCGTTGAATCTAGTTTTCAATGGAGGGTATTCAGATAACATATCTTCGATAGCTTTGATGTCGGTCAAATCGAATACTGAGTTACCTGAAGATAAGAAGTCACCATCAATCTCTTGTGCTGTTCTCTTTGGTCCCAAAACTGTCTGCCAATAAAGCCGAATTGGGTTTATCCCATTCTCTCCAGCTACTGCACCTACCCAAGTTGAATGGTAGAAATTGCCCATACCCAAAGGTGTTGAATTGATGATAGCAGAGCCTCCAGTTGATAGAGTTGGGAAAGCAGATGCCCAAATTGTTGAGGCCCATCGGATAATTGCTGCTTCATCGATAACCAGTAAGGTTAAGCCCTCAGAACGTCCCGCATCTTCAGTGGTTGGTATAGAAGTGATGATAGAACCATTACTGAATTCCATATCCATTGAAGTACCATACTCTCCTTTCCTACCATTGATGATTGGAACCTGAAGGTATGGTGGAAGATTCTTGTACATGAATTTGATTTTCTTCAGTACCTTCTTAGCTATTGTGTCCTTAATTGAGATGATGTTAATCTTCTTGTTGGGGTGATACATAGCTAACCATAAACAGTACATTGAAATCAATTCTGTGATACCAGCTTGTCGAAATTTAAGAATGATGTTAAATCTCTGTTTCAGGAATTGATAGATTACTGAACGTTGGTAAGGGTATAGGTCGAATTTTACCTTACCTTTCATGGGGTTGATTACCCAGATGAATGTAGCAAAGTAAATGACATCCTTAACAACATTAGCAAGTATCTTTAACTCATCTGAAGAGAGATACTTGGTTTCAGTATCAATTACATTTTTTGCCATAAGTTTCAAACATGCTTTTACATTAATAGTTTTAGTAGTCTTGTATTATATTAATCTATCATCTTATCCATACAATCATATCCAGTTAGCTATCTTCAACAAATTCTAATTCAAATCAAAGATTCCCAATGGGCTTCCCTCGCATATACGCATACGTGTAGAAGCTATCTACGATAGTATAGAGTAAGGTATCAGTAGATACCTTACTTCTACTTGTATTGGTTATTAGCTAATACTCTTAATACTCTAGGTAGTAGTATATATAAAGAAAAAGACCTATATATATACTTATATATAGTAAGAAAAAGAAATAAACACGAGCATTTCCGGTTCTATCTCAGTAAGCATTTTTTAAACCATACCCCCATCTCATATGTGGGGCCTTTAGTAACAGCTACTCTACCTTTATTCGTCCAGTAGTTAGTAAAGTTCTTCAAATCATTGTATAGCTTGTACCTGATTGGTAAACCCTGGATTACAGCTAATTCACCAGGAGAGTGAATAACACCATCAGGCCGAAATTGCCTATCTTGCTTCCTTGCAGTCATTGGTGGTCTATCTGGGTTATTGCGATAAACACCGGGTAGCGTTTTCATCTTCTCAGAATTGATTGGCCATTTGTAACATTCCTTGAAATCCCTTGCCCAGAGTTCCCTTATCTGAGCAAGGTTCAATTTGGTTTTATCCCTATCCCGGTAATCATACATGCAAACCTTGTGGTCATTTATTTCCCGGCGATTACCATTCAATGGCCAGTATTTTGGATCAAGTCTTTTAGAGTCTAGCAACTCTCTAGTTAGCTTTGGCTTACGTACTTTGAATATCTTTTTGAATTGTTTGATAGTTGCTAGAGAAGACCCTTTTTTCACTGCTACTATTATCAACCGAACTCGAGATAATTGGGAATTTCCAAATGCAGAAACCGAGTGGTTATGGAAAATGATATCGTAGTCACTGAAGTTTTTAACCCACTCTTCTTCTGGTATGAAGTCTAAAAGCTTTGGGAGGTTTTCCATGACAAATATGCTTGGCTTAAACTCTTTTACCACACTGATGAACAGTTTGATAGTTTCATCTTCTTTTGGTTTACCCAAGCTTTTCTTACGAGAATAGGAAAGAATACTACTTGTACCACAGTTTGGTGAGCCAATTATGATATCTGCACTCTTTATTAACTCGTATAGTTTCTTACCACTACTTGTCTTATCTCCTGGCTCATAATTCCTCAAAAAAGGTGTATCACCAAAATTAAGTTTCCACTGTTCTTCTCCTTTGGTATGAAAACAACCTCTTGGTTCTATATTTCCAATGAGATTTCGCTTGAATGGGAAGAGTAAAGTTCCCTGGCCCTGGCATACCCCCAAAACCCTTAGATTTTCTAATGACCTCATTTTGCTTATTTTATATGTTATATACTATAGTTATATAGGTATTGCAATAGAAATATGCTGTGGAAATACCTATTTCTAGAAGCAGGGCCCAATGTTCTATTCTACTTAAAATAATTACAATTTATAATATATGAGAAAGGTTAAGAAAAGCACTGTTAAGGCCAAAACCGAGGACAGTTTTCAGAAATTAAAAGTTGGTACAGAGGTCTTTTACATGACCCAATACACTTTGGACAGAACCATAGTGGAAGAAGTACTAAGGGATGGTACCGCTATATTAGCTAACCGAGTTAAAGTGAGCCGGGATATTAGTTTTAATGGGTATTTAACCCTAAAACAGCCGTTGGCTAACGACAAAACCATTATCAGGGTCTGGTCACCAGAGGTTGAAGAGGAGTACAAGTATCAATTATCATTGAGAAACATACCAAACCTCACTAGAAGCATTGATAAGCTCGTAAAAGATGCCGGTAAAGAAGCAGTAATAAACATTTATAACAAATTAAACAAAATAATTAAAAAGTATGAGTAACAGACCAAGTAATGATGGGAGTCTAATGTTAAGGGTTATCATAGAGAACCCAGAATTTCCAATTGTAGTGAATAATCTGGTAAATAATGAATACCAAGCCATGGTGGATGGTTATAATGCTAATATCAGAAAATCAGTAGAAGCAAACCCTCTGAATAAATATGAAAACTACCGTATGAGAAGGAGTATATTCGATGTAATGATGGATGCTGAGTTCTTCTCTAAGGTAAAACCAGATATTAAGGTACTTACAGCCGATGTTCAGGCAGAACCCCACATGATTATGGAGGTGGATTCAGTTAAACTTGCCAAAGAGTTCCTATTAATAATGGATAAGAAGTCTAACCACTCAAAAGCGGTTAGAGAAGCTGTTTCCTCAGTAATGAAACAGGCTGTACAAGTAGTAGCTCAGAAAATGACAGCAAAGCCAAAGCCTGAAGCTAAACAACCAGTAGTAAAGAAACAGAGAGCTACCAAAGCTAAGCTCAAAAATAATCCCGAGTAAAAACAATTTTTAAACAGAATCATGGAAAACAAAGAAAGAAAAATCGAACTGGAGAAAGGCCAGAGAATTAATGTAGACGTTTTTAAGGGCAAAAAAGGAACCTTCCCAATGGGTAAGTTCGGAACTATTTTTTGTAAATTGTTCATCCCCAAAACGGTAGGCCACATCGAGTATGGTTGCACCTGCCTATGTAAGATAACTGAAATTGGTGAGAAAAGCCTATCGGTTACAGTATTAGAAGTAATAAGAAGTGCTGCTGCAAACAGTTTTGCTCTACAAGAGAAACTAAAATCAGTAGTAGCACCAGACCAGAAAACTCAAAAGGTTAAAAAGAACTTCGCTTTTGCCGAAGCATTTGAAAAATCCAACAACAAAAAACCTAAGAAATGAAAACAGCAAAGCAATGGGCCAAGGAGATTTTTTCTGTAAAAGAATTAACCTCACATGGTATAGAGAACTGGGCAAGGAATATCCAGGAGGATGCCCTAAGGGTAGACGTGGTATTAAATGTAGAACATTACCTCAAGGAATCTGGGATTAAATTTACCTCGGATTGGATTGAGAAAACCTTCACTACAGTTTTATATAAGGTACAGAATGAAGCTCATAACCTGGGGTTAAATGAAGGAAGGAGAAACCCCAGAGGTAACTCCATCGAACCCAATCACATGGAAGATTCCAGGCCTTTCTTCGATGGGGAGAAATTGAACCACTCGGGGGGTGAAGCTAAGATATTCCTTACCAAGGAAGATATAACTAATGAGGGGAAGAGAGTATTTAAGGAGGAACCCATGGGAAGGATGGTATACTCAGAACATACCCTAACCATAGCCAAAGAGTTCTTAGCTAAGTCAGGATTCATTGAGGAACTGGTAACAGCTAATACCGGGATGATTGGGGCAGTGATTACCTTAATCATAGAGCACTCAGAACATGAGATGGATAGAAGGATAGAGAAAGCCAATGAGGAGCTAGAATCAATCAACCGGGAACTAGGTCAGAGAAGAGAATCAGCCTCAAACATTAAAGCACAATTGGGTATATGGAACAGGTTTTAAGTTTAAGCTGGGTAGACCTAATAGGGGTGGTTTACCTGATGTTATCATTGGTAGCCGGGATTCTATTTGGGGTAATGTATCTGATTTTAAGTTGGTACCCAGGGATTAATTATGATAACCAGGGGAAGGCATATGTAACTGAGGTAACATTTAGGGATAGGGTAATCATGGTTCTCATTGCTTTGGCATTCCTTCTAGTAATGCCATTTATGTTCTGGTTAATTATTATATTGCTAGTTATTGGAGTTACTAAAGATAGCCAGAATTAAGCCATAGGTACCTGATATATTGCATTAAGAATAAGCCTGGGGGAATTTAATCTCTGGGCTTTTTTTGTGTGAGGCCCTTATATTGCTGGGAGGTAAATTTTCAAATATATTTTTGGGGCTGGGGAGCTTTGGATTTGATTAGTGGGGATTTATAACACAAGGGGGTAATGTGGAGTGTGGTGTGTGGGGAATCCCTTAATGTGTGCGTGGGATTTTCCTGGAATTGTGGGAGGGGGACGGTGTTTGCATTAATCAAAAAAATAGTACAATTATACGGGACAAAAAAAAAGCTATCTAAAATTAATTAGATAGCTTAATTTGTAGTTTGTAATTTTTAATTATTAAACTGTTTTTTCAACTTGTGAAATTTTTTCAACTGTTTCAACTTTTGCAATTTTTTTAACCTTTGCAGTTTTTTCAACTTTTGCAGTTTTTTCAACTGTTTCAATTTGTGAAACTGGTTTTTTAAATTGGTTTATCACTTGAAACATTTCAATAAATACTTTTTGATTATTTGCACCCGTGTTATTCTCGCAATAAGACAATAAAGTATAATCATTAACAGTAAAACACGTTTTATAAAAATTATCAAAACTATTTACAGCATCGTTTTTTACATTGATATCTTTTTGCGTTTTTAAAATAAAAATAATATGCTTTGCGACTTTTAATTTATACTTTTGTAAAAACGAATGTCTTAAAATTCGTTTTGTTTCACTATCTAAAATTGTTTCGATATCTTTATTTTTAGATTGAAGTGCAAACTTATAAGCATCTACTTTGTATAAATCGCTTTTATTGTTATTCACATTATTTGCGAATAAACTCTCATTACTAAAAAAATTAAATGTACTCATAACATACAATGTTTAAAAATTAATTGATTGATTTTTTAAAATTAGTGTAAACAAAATAATAAATCAATTATAATTATTTTTTAGTATACGAAATAATTCGTACTAAAAATGTATTTTTCAAAATGTCAAAGAACTTTTAACAAAACTGTTATAAACTGTTAAAATAGTGATTATTTCTTATTTTGTTTTGCCGATGCAAAATAACAAATAATCGCTCAATTTAAAATTATTTTTTTAGTTAAAAATATAAAAAATAAAATGTTAAAGTTTTTTTATTTATTTAATTAATTTTTTTAAATAAAACAAAAATAAAATTTAATCAAAAAAATTCAATAATTACATGGGTGGGTATGGCAAGGATGGTTAGCCCGTTAGCTCGTAGGATGCGTAGCTCGATGGCTCCTAAGCCCTGCCTTGATATACCATAAGGCTCGGTCTGTTGGGAATCTCCAGTCTGTTGGTCTGTGGGCCTTTAGGGCGTAACACACGTGGCTCGAAGGATTTGGGGCCCTGATGTTATATTACCTTAAGGCCTAAGGAAAGGTTCCAAGAAAAGCCCAAGGATGCGGTCCGTATTTTAGCCATGGCCTTATGCCCAGGTACCCGTAGCTAGAGGGATTGGTCTGTATGATGGTATTATTATTCACACAAAAGAAAAGGCTACACTAGATTAGGTGTAGCCTTTAGTCGCTGGAGTCTGTTAGTCGCTAGCAGTTTGCATCAAGCCCAGATTCTGTGAAGGTTAATACCAGGGCATCATCGGTAAATTGAGCCAGGATGGTATCCTCAGCCTTATTCCTATAAAGTTGTAAGGCCCAGTCTGTTTCATATACCTTATAGAATAATTCTGCCTCATCATGGTTAAGAGGATCAATTCCTAGTAGGGCATTCATATCCATTGTCCTGAACCTTTCATGGAGGTCGGTACATTTGGAATAGAATTCCTCCCTGATATAGGGATCCTTAGGGGTTCGGATCTGATGTATAATTACCTGCAAGGTTGAGGAATTGTTTCCTAGTTCCTCATGGTGATAACTTGGGATTTTGGCAACTGGAGTTTGGTTACCGAGCACTGTGAATTTGTCAAGCTCAATGTTAATGTTTCTGAGAATTAATGCTGTGTTCATGATATTGATTGTTTTAGTCCCGCATTGGGAGATGGATAATAGGATAAGCTTCTGGCATATCCGATAGGATTTCCAGTATATAGGATTCAATGTCTGGGGAACCCGAAGCCCAGTTTCCGACTGGAGTATTGGGAATGAAATGTTTCAGTAGGAAATTAAGTTCGGATAATGTGAGAGGTTCTAATTCCCAGTTAGCAATCTTGTAAAGGATTTGCATTGTAGTGAAAGTGAAGTCTTTGTTCATGATGAGTGAGTTTTAAATGATTATTAATTTAATTTTTTAAATCAATTGCAAATATACAACAAATAATTGAATATATAATATATCAAACAAATATAATTCAAGGCAAGTAGGATATTGCCCAGGATATTCCTAGTAATACTTTTACTTATAAGTAATATAAACTTACTTGGCATTAAGAAAAGTCCTCTAGGAAATTATCCTTCCCAAGCCCTAATTTGCCTTGCGAACGGCAATCCTTAAGGCAAAATAGAAACCCAAATCCGTAACAGAAAAAGGTAAATAATCCTTCACCATCCCAAGCATTATATTATATATATATAAGCTAATATAAAAGGTATCCTCAAGGATTAAGGATTCTGTCGGTTCTAGGATTTAATAAAGGGGTCCGTTTGGTCTGTACGCCTAGATACGCGATACGTTAGCTCGATGAAATTAGAATCCTAGATTTATCCTTTCCCCAGGTCCGTTAGTCCCTTATATATATAAGACTTAATGGAATCTAGGATTGAGGATGGGGATGGGGATATTACCTTAAGGATGGTATCTTCTCTCGTCCGTTGGTTAGTTAGTAGGGCTTTATTGAGATAGAGTGATATGGCCTTAATGTTTCCTAGCCTGGAATCCTTAGCTATATTGTATATATAAGGCCTTATAGAAATTAGGCTGGGATGGGGATAAATAGGGCCCCAGGATTGCCTCAAGGATGGTGGTTTTAGGGCCTTAAGGTCTCTCGGAAATAGGGCTTAAATAGGGCCTTATGGGGGTACCGTTAGGGCAAAAATCGGCTCGGAAAAACCCCCACGAAATTTCTTGAGATTGAGCTATGTATTTGATGATATTGATATAAGTAAGTACTGCGAAAAATTAATCTGTTGGTATATCCTTCACCATATCCTTGTACCTTGATTGGTTACCCTGATAGCCTTCCTTGATCCTTAATCATAATAACCCAGGTAATCCCTTATAGTACCTTATGATTGGATTATATTACCTTAGCATATATAGTAGGATTATATCTACAGATATTGGTTAATTGTTTTGTTGGGGGGGTTGATATTGATTGGTATCCTTTATCGGATACAGAAAAAGGATATAGGTACCTTTATTGATTGGTTGCCTATATCCTTATTGTATATATGTTATCCTTATATGGGGTAACTGGGTTAATTCCTTGTTTGGAGCCAGTGTTTGTTTTCAAGCCATTGTTTGCTTGGGGGCTTGATACCTTCCCATGGATTCTTGTTCCATCCTTTGTTCTTTACTCTTTCTGATAATCATTAGGATTATACCTTTGGATGGTTTCCCTTTTATTCTGTTTTGGAGTGGGCATAGTTATATCTCTCTGTAGTAGAATAAGGTTAGGCCTTCCTCACTTCTTCGGATTCTTCGGATTGGTGTTATCCCCTTTATGTTAATTGTGAATGAGGATTCATTTACCCATTTAGTTAAGTCTAGTGGGCTGTTGAATGTCTTGAATTCGAGTACTTTGTTCATGGCTTATATGTATTTGATGTCTATTCTTGCTTTGATTGGGTATGCCATTGGACGTTTACTATCACCATGGTCTCTTATCATGAAATCAATGGTTACTCCTTTGTTCTGGTGGTATAAATCTCTTAGCTTCTTTATTACCCGGCCATGGCTGGAGTACCAGGATTCTATGCTCAGGTTTATTATTACCTGTTTCTCTTCTGGCTTCTTAGTACCCATTCCAACATATGATATTGTTGTATTCATGTTCTCGTAATGCTCCATTAGGTATATCTCTAGTAGATGTTTAAAGGTTTCTTTACTACTTCCTTGATTTGTAACTAAGAATAAGTCTATGAGGTCTCTGTGTATCTGTTTCATATTATAAATAATTATCTAAGTCGTTTACCCATTCTTGGTTTTCCATGTTCTTGTGAAGTTTCTCCAGGGCCTGTTCAAAGGTTTCCCTCTTGGTCTCCATTACTATCTGGGAGGCGGGGTTGGGGATATTAGCATAGGCTTCCAATGCTTTCCACACTGAACTGAAGAAGCCAACTCCTCTGATAATTAACTGGTTGTTTGGTTCTCCTCTAGTGTATTCGCATAGGTAAACCAATCCTTTTGTTCCTTCTGGAACTTCAATGTCTTTGTACTTTGTTTTCATTTGATTTATTGAATTGTGGCATCATAGTGTGATACCTGATTATTGTCTTTTGCTTTATTACAATCTGTGATATCCCTGAGAAGGTTACATCCATTGGTATTAGCAATGCTATAGTTCTTGCACCTTATATTGGTGCACCTGGGTTCTTTGGTTGCTGTCATATTATTTTACCGTTTGATTCCTCGATTATTTCAAGGAGCACCTTGTCTTTTTGTAAGGTAGTCTTAGTGTTGAGCACGTGGTCATATATCCAGGCATACCTAACTGTATCATCCTTAATTTCATCCCAGGTGGCTTTTGCCTTTACCTTACTTTGGAAGGGTTCTTCTATGGCTTTGGTATGACTAATACCAGTGAGTCTTTGCATGAAGCTTATCACTAGTGTAAACCGTGGTTTCTGATTAGATGTTTTCATTCTACTTATTTTTTGGTTTGTATTGTTTACATGCTTGATGGTTAGCTCTTATCCTGTATCTATGTATCTGGCAGTCATGTAATAGGCTGCAGGATTTACATTTCTTACGTAAGAAGGATTTGTCTTCTCTTTCTCTGGTTTGACCTTGTCCTATTGGCCCCATACCTGAAGCGGCCATCGCAGACATGGCCATTCCCATGCTCAGTAGGCCAATTACTCTTCTGTTTGGTATCATATTAGTAGTTGAGTTGAACGTTAAAGAATATTGATATCCACCCATTGTGATTGTTGACCACTTCCAGAGTTCTGGAAGATACGCATCCACAGCAATCATGTTCGCATCCACAATGTTTTGATTCATAATGATTAACATCCCGTGGCTCAATGGGGTTATCAAATAATTTTTGATAGTCTTCATCAGACATAACCCATAGCCAGATAAAAGAGTCTGGCCCATCGTGTAGTTTAAGTGGCAGAGCATTGAAGTCTGTGAGCATGTCATTTATATCATTTAATGTGATATCTCCATCTTCCAATCGCTCCTCCATGTGTTTAACAGCATAGACTCCGCATGGGTCGCAATCGTAATTATATACCCTGTAGTAATCCTGTACATCATCCATGTCTTCCATTATGATTACATAGTTGAACTCTGGTGGCCATAGTTCTTCGTCTCCTGCTTCTATACCGAATGTACCATCGAATAGATTATGCCAATCACCCTTAGCTAGTTCTTCCAGTGTACCTTTGGCAACAATGTAGCCCATGTATTTGTTATCTTCAACCGAATAGCAGTCAGGTGCATCCTCTCCCGTTAGCACCAAGTCTTCATATTTAATTTTCATCGTCTTCTTCTATTATATGGTTAAACTTTGTGGCTTTGTGAGGAATTGGCACTGGGCCTACTTGGAAATCAGTGAATACGGTGTCTTGAAATTCCATAGAGCATTCGAATACGTTAGCCAATATCTGTTCAATGGTTGCATTGTTGAGCTGTGGCTTTATCATATCCTTGATAAGGTTGAACTGGACAGGTGTTATCCTACTAGTTTTACTTCTGGCCAATTGGGATAAGTCATCCCATTGTGTACCCTGAGCCCTATCGGGGCTTAAAAAGAATTCCATTGAGAATGTAAGCGTTAAGTTGATGTCGCTTGTGATACTTTCTTTTTTCATTTTGTTTGTTTTGTTTGATTTTTATTTGTGTACTAAGTCTGTTGCTTCAATAACCTCGTAATCGAGTATGTCCAGGCTAATTGGTTCTCCATCTATGAAGAAGTTAGCTACCTCTGAGTTGTCATCCTCATCTGGGTGTTGTACAATGTCAACCATATCACCTTCTGGTATGATAAATATGGAACCTATTCCCTGAGAATCGTCTGCTGATGATAGGATAAAGTATTTCATCTTTGTTCAGATTTTATAAGTTTGTATTCCCCAATTACATTGTCCCTGGTATATGCCTGATTGGCATCGTCTAGTCTTTCATATATTACCTGAAGTGTAGTATCAGGTATATTGAAATAGGTTTCCTCTTTGTACTCTGCATGGCTTGCACCTAAGTACATCATGATAGCAAGTATTAAACCTGCAAGTGAAAGTGCTGTTTTTGTTTTTGTTGTCATGGTGATTAGTATTTGTCTACCTGCAGCATCCCCTCTTCCATTGATAGGGTATAGCCTGCGTTAATCAGGTTGTTAATAACTGTTGCACAGCAGCCAATGATATGAATCTTGGGATTCTCTGGTGCTGGTACCTGACCTCCAGGTTTGCAATGATTAATAATAAGTTTCGTTGAGTGATTGCCCTGTATGATTTGTAGGGCTTGTAAGAAATCTGGGTTTCGCATGTGAGCAATGTTTTAAATTATTGATTATTTTTTTATCAGTACAAAAATACAAAATATAATTGATATATTAAAATAAAAATACATTATTTTCAAGGTGGGATATCTACAAACGAGGCAGAGTAATTCCTCACGGTTTCCTCTGCGTCTGGTTTTCAAAAAATCAATATAACTTACCTTATGTGAGTCCTCTTATGTAGGATTTAATTTTTAGCCATCTTTGCTTGTTCTTGCTTATGTTTTCCTCCTTAGAGTGGCTTGGTTCCTTAGGAGCCTTAGCTGGTACGTTTGGCTTCTGGTTTTTCCATTGTTCATGATAATAGACAGTGTCATACTTCTTAGGTATATGTTTCCAATCCGGAACCCAGTAGTCGCACCTATATACTCCGGGTAGCCTTGTACCTCTTTTCTCAATTGCTGGTATGCAGTTACACCATAATGATACCGCTTGAACTAAGTGTAGGCATGTATCGCATGACTTCTTTTCAAATGGGTTCCAGTTCCCCCATTCTATGTCTGGTATCTGTTTTACCTCTTCCTGGGTCATTTCTGACAGTTTCTTTCTTTCCATGTTATCCAAATATAATTTCTGATGCGATTGATATGTGAGTCTCTGATATATTACCTCCATGGTTTGGGTCCAAGAATGAAGCAAGGCCCTCTTGGATAAAGTTACTGTGTTTCAGTATTTCATTGTATAATAACTTACCAGGTTCTTCTATGATATCCAGGAGTAGAGTGTAACCTATTTCAGTCTCTATTACGTTTATGTAGCCTTCCATGTGGTGGTAATAGAAATTGTACAGGTACTTATCATCATCAATGGTCATGATACTTAGTAGTTTTTCCAGGTATTCATAGTAGTTCTCTGATACTTTAACCATTACAAATTGGCCATATTTGGGGGCCTCGGTAAGTACATCCTGTATGGCTACCTCATGCATGATTGCATCCACATGTTCATCTGTTAAGCAGCCATAGGAGTAGATTTGTTCTGTGCAGGGTTCTAAGTCACCTTTACGGTAACCATGGACTCTGTATTCTTGCATACCCATGCCTATTTCCATTGGCCAGAAGGAACCTCTTAATTCATCGTAATTGGGTTTCTCTTCATCACCCTCATCAGGTGTGTTCTTTATAAGTGAGGCTTCAGCCAGTTTACATTGGCTGGGTATTGGCCAATTATTGAGTAAGCAAAGTTCTTTGAGCTCTAATAGGAATATCTCTCTGGTAATCACCCTCTGGTGGTATTTATTGATTTCGTCAGCATGCGTGGTTATATGGACTAGCACAATAGCTTCAGTATCCATATTATCGAAGCTGTCTTCAGCATAATGGGATTGCCTTAGCATATCAAAGGCTGAATAATGGTCGCGGCATTGGTAAATTTCTAGGCAATCTTCCATTGCAAAAACGTAAATCGGATTGTTCATTTTAGTAAGTTTTTTAGTGAGGATTTTTTGATGTTTGGTTCGATAGGATTTAAAAAAGGGTACCTTACTGTGTGCCAATAAGATACGCCTTTTTTACTAAGGTAGTAAGATTTTTAAGTCTTGAGAGCTTGGGATTACTTAATTCCTTTGATGGTTTTAAGCATGCCTTCGATTGATTCCTTACGGCCACCTTTGGTGTTACCTCCTAAGAGGGAAGCCAATGTGTAGTCGTTGTTTTTGTAGACTTTGGCATAGTATTTGTCGAAGTCAGCCTTCAACTGTTTCGATGCTTTGGTGTCCTTTTTTTCCGAGTAAGCCAGGAAGTTTGCAGCAAAGGTATCAAGGTTCTTCCGGATTTTTTTCCTGGCAGAGTTTTTGGTACCTGAAGGTAAAATTCCTTCCCGGAATAAATGGTCTCCAGTGTTTCCCCCTTTTGGTTTTTGGACGAAGAGATTGGTTTCAACCTTAAGGTGGTCAAGCAATGAAGAAGTGTTCTTCTTTTTGGCTTCTTCCTTGATTGAGGTAACTGGTTTTGTACTGGCTTTAGGTTTTTGAACCTTAGCGATAGCTGATTTCTTTGTTGCTGTTTCTGCAGTAGCAGTGGTAGCAGAGCCTTGTTTTGTTTCAGTCATGTGAGCAATGTTTTAGATATTTATTTATTTATTGATTAAAATAACAATACAAAAATAATATAAATAATTGAATATACAAAATAAATCAAAATAAAAATACAAATTTTTTCAGGGTAGGCCATCCCAGAGCATCCTTACGGCTTATGGATTTGTTATCTATATGGGCCTTAGCTGGTAGGTATTCTACCGGATAATTTTTAATGTTCCTGGTATGAACTGGGAAGTTCATTTTAAATTCTCCACTGAAGTATACCTTCCAAGCATCCTGGAAATCGGTAACATTAAAGCCACGATTAGTACATTCATCCCTAATACGTATATACCTTTGTAAAGTATAAATTGGCTTCTCTACAAAGAATAATACATGCCCCTTGCCTAATGTAAATTCCGTAGGAGCCAGGGATAACCTACCTCCTTGTTTCTTTTTAAGGCACCTTCGGTAATATAATTCGCATACCCTTTTTATTTCCCGGTGTTCGGCAAGCAGGTGTTCATTGGTCAGCCTTTTTGGGTTTATGCCTGCGTTAATCCTGGTCATTGAATTCTAGTTTAGTTTGTTCTTCTGGTACTCTTTTAATTGGGGATTTCCTAATAGCATGGTGGTGAATATCCCTTGCCTTAGCGATAAAAGCAAGGCCCACCTTGGGGGGTGTTTGCCTTGCGTTGGGGTTTAGTTTTTTCATCTCTTCAGTACCATGGATAACCTTAACCTCAAAGGCACCCGTTGATATTGACATGGCCATAATGTTCTCATATCTTTCCTCATTTACCTGGATTGTGGTATTATCTAGCCCAGTATGGGAAGTCCTTAATTCAATCTTTAACAGTTTCATATAAATGATATTAATAGGCATAGCCTGGGTTATTACTAGAAAAACTTAATGCTTCTAGAGTGAGTTTATTAAGTAAATAATATGCTATACTCTAGAAGCATTGCCTTATTTAGTGAAAAGGTTTATCAATTTATACCACCAAGTACGTCTTCTAATTTCTTTACGCATTAGTGATATATCAAAGTATACCCCCTCTTCGGATAACTCAGTTAATTTAGCCATTATCTGTTTTTTAGCCATGTCCTGGTATTGCCCATAATCCACATTGGTTAAGTCGGATATAATCCCTTGGGCCCATAAGTTTGGAGCCTTACTATGTTTTTCCCAATCTGAGTAGAAATGGACCAGATGCCTTGAAATCAGGGGTTTAATAAATGAGGTCTCTGAATTAAAATCAGATCTTCTGCTATCCCCAATGTTAACAAATCCTGTTACACCTTTGGCAATTTGAATTATCTGTTTATAATAGCCGAGCGGGAAGATTGGGTAATTAGAGTTGAAGTAATCAAAATTGGTTTTAGAATACTCTATACTCATGTGTAAGTTTACAATGGCTTCGTCCAACCATTCATTATCTGGGTTACCCTTTTGATAGCACTCGTTAGCTAGACCAATTATCCTTGCCCGGAGTAGCCTAGAGTTGTTATGACCCATGTCATATACATCCCGATTCCGTACATATTCAGCCAGGGCTTTCCGATAAAGCTCCCAGTCCAGTATGCCCAGTTTAGAGGTTATGTAGTTTAGTGATTCCATTACTGGTGCAGCTCCATACCATTCACCAGTACATTTGTTAAAGCCCAATTGAGGCTGAAGGATTGTTAATTCTTTTTCCATTTGTTGTTTTTATAATTGTGATACAATGTAAATCCCATATTCTGTATGACCATCCTGTTGGATGATAAGTTCCTGTTTCCCAATGCCTACTAAGAAGACTAGTTCATCTTCCCCAAGAGTATCATCCCTTAGTTCTTCGGTTTGTATATCTTTACTAGCAAGGACCACATCCAGCTCCTTTTTAGTTCCACACCATGATATGAAATGTAATGAGTTGAGTACTACCCATTTATACTCACCCAATATGGTTTCCCAGGGTATGTAACTGTGCAAGCATTCATCCAGTACCTGTTTTATGAGAACTGTTTGGCCAACCTTGATACTGTTTAATTGAGCCAGCCTGTTAGGGTTATCTGATTCATTGTACAGTAGGGTGGTTTTTTCGGATGAATCAAAGGTGGGCCCATATATTATCAGGCATTCCCCATGGTGATCAAATACTCTGAGATATCTACCATGGCTGTTAACCAGGAATACTCCATTGCTTGGAATAGATAGTGTTGCTACCAGAGAACCATTACCCTTGATTGAGAAGGCATTGGTTTTTTTGAATGGTTCTGAGTTATTTGTAGCTAACCCAATTTCTAATGCTACCTTGTCGATTTTTACGATAATCTGGAAGCCTTGATTTAGCAGGAAGATAACCTGCTCGGTTTGTTGTTTTGTCATGTCAATTTATTTTAAAATTCAAAGTCTGTTTCAATTAGTTTAGAGCCGTCTTTAACAGAGTGGATATCACAAGCATCATCAAATCGGTGATAGTGAAATCTACCATCGCCTGATAACTTCCCATCGTATACCATTACTGTTTCTTTATCCTTGAAGCGGAATACATCTCCCTTTTTGAGTTTAGCTAAGCCAATGGGTTTATATATTTCCATGAGGTCTTCATCGTTGAAGACCCTTAGTTTGTTAAACCAGGTTTTAATCTTGTGTTCCCCAACTACCATGTGCCTTGAGTTTTTTGGGTCGGTTTTGAAATAGGTGTCTAATACCTTTGTTCGGAATAGTTCTGGTTCAGTTGAACCTTGTAATTGCCTGATTAGCATCATCTTCTCGTTATCAACGGTAATGATTAGCCTGGTTAGCAATTGGTTTGAGTGCATTGGTCTTAGTTGGACCCTCATTAGTGTAGCCATAGTGAGCAATGTTTTAAAT